TTGAAAAGTTGGCGCAGAAGATCCATTACTTGTTAAAACATAACCAGCCGTACCCGCTGCAGTTGTTGCTAATGCTGTGGTTGTTGATGCATAAGTAACACCGTATTGAGTAAACGCACTAGATTGGCCAGTTCCACCCGCCGTATTTGGCAAGGTTCCTGTAGTAAGCGCACTTGTTGATGAAGCGTAAACAGCACCGCCAGAAGTAAACGATGAAAGATTAGTGCCACCGTTAGCTGTTGGCAATACGCCTGTAACACCTGTTGTCAACGGAAGACCTGTTGCACTTGTTAAAGTGAAACCTTGGCCCGCTGCAAAAGTGATAGCGCCCGACATTGTGCCGCCGGTTAAGGCTAGATAGCCAGAGGCTGGCAAATAAGCAGCTTCCCACGCAGAGCCGGTATAAACGCGCATTTGGCCTACGGTTGAATTCCAATACAAGGCGCCAGTCAACAAAGCGCCCCCGTCGTTGTCAACGGCGGGGTCTGAGGCTTTAGAACCTAGGTAACGGTCGTCAAAGGAATCGTAACTAGCTGCGGCTGCTGTTGCGCTGCCGGCTGCTGCCGTTGCGCTGCCGGCTGCTGCCGTTGCGCTGTTGCCTGCGTTAGTCTCACTAATTGCAGCAGCAGTTGCCGAGGCCGCTGCTGAGGTTGTGCTACCAAACAAGGTAGTCAAGTACAACAGAGTAACGGCGTCTTGATTGGCTGTTGGATCTGCAAGGCCTGTTATTTTGTTTGCGCCCATTGCAATGGCGCCAGACATAGTGCCGCCGGCTAGCGATAGTTTTAAAGCGCTTTGCGTATCAACGTAACTTTTAGTCGCCGCGTCTTGGATATTGGTAGGGTCGCCAAGACCCGTAATCTTACTGGTACCCATGGCAATAGCGCCAGACATTGTGCCGCCAGTCAAGCTAAGTTTTAACGCCAAGGCCGTATCAACTTGAGTTGTTGTGTAGGCGTTACCAATGTTATACCCAGCTAGGGTTGTTGGGTTTGTGCCGGCGGTCACGCGGCCGTAGGCGTCAACTGTCATTGACTGATACGTGCCGGCGGTTACTGCCGTTGTTGCCAAATCAATGTCGTCTGAATTGACAACGATTCGGCTGCTAGACGCCGTGCCAACATTTAAAGTGTTGCCGGTTTTTGTTAGACCTGCTCCAGCGGTAATCTGGCCAGCGCCTGAGAACTGGACCCAAGTCACCGATGTGCTGCCCAGCGTGCCGCCCGCGGCTACGGTACAAACAAAACCGTTGTTGGCGTTAACGGTGCCGGATTCTACAAACGTGTAAGCGTGAACCAAGTCATCCCAAGTATCCGCGTCGGTAGACCGGGCCCACGTACTGGCAGCCGCAACATAAATGCCGTTGTTGGCCGCAGTATTTTGGTCCTTAACCAAAACCCGGTCGCCCGCAATCACGGCTACGCCGTCAATTGTTTGGGTGCCGCTTAGGGTAATGTTGGCTGTTGTTCCAACACGGCAAGATGCTTTAGCGTCTAAACCTTGGACCGTGTTGTCAACGTAGTTTTTAGTTGCCGCGTCTTGCGCAGATGTTGGATCGCCCAAGCCTGTGATCTTGGCCGTGCCCATCGCAATGGCGCCGGACATAGTGCCGCCAGCCAAAGCTAACTTAAGGGCGTCTGCAGTATCAACGTAGGCCTTGGTGGCCGCGTCTTGGGCGTTGGTAGGGTCGCCCATGCCAGTAATCTTGCTGGTGCCCATTGCAATAGCACCGGACATTGTGCCGCCCGCTAAAGCTAATTTTAAAGCCAAGCCAGTATCAACATAACCTTTAGTTGCTGCGTCGCCCGCGTTGGTGGGCGTAGCCAAATTGATGATCGTGTTGGTCGTGCCGGCATCCATATCCAGCGTGCCGGAGATGGTAATGTTGTTAAAGGTTGAGGTGCCGCTCGAAGCGGTCACGTTGCCGGTCAGATTGCCCGTCACATTGCCGGTTACGTTGCCGGTTACGTTGCCGGTTACGGCGCCAGACAAACTACCGCTAAAACCAGAGCTGGCGCTGACCGTTGTAAACGCGCCGCTTGATGGCGTTGTGCCGCCAATCGGGGTGTTGTTAATCGTGCCGCCAGTAATAACTGTTGTTGATCCAATGTTGGCTGTGCCTGTAACAGTCAAATTAGTAAACGTGCCGGCTGCAGCCGTAGTTGCACCGACCGTTGTGCTATTGATTGTCGAAGCCGTAATGGCCAAAGACTGCAAAGCAGCTGAAGCAATTAAAGCGGTACCCGCAGAATTGACCATTGCCACCTTGTATCCATTGCCGGACAAAGTTGGCAACAGGTCAAAACCAAGGGTAACGTTCTCCAACTCGTTACGCATCGTCGCCGATGAGCCCGGCGAGTTGGGTGTTGGGTAGGTGGTGTGGGTATAGTACGGATTGCTCATCGGAGTCCTCGACGTAGGGTGTAGTGCACGATAATGTTATTCACCGTGAAAGACGAAAAAAGGTCAGAGTTTGAAGAAATGCGGATAGCTATGTTTTCAGCAGTTCCCGAAACCTCAATCTCAGATGGAGATATGTCAGACCCGTCCCACACAAAATTGTCCCAAACCATTTCATCCCAGTAGCTAGAACGCAAATCGTTTTGGTATGAAGCGTCTTCGGCTTGAGTCAATGCTGCTGTACGGTAGCCAAGGTCATAGCCAAACTGAATTTCGGCGTAGGAATCCCCTGCCAATTCTACGGCAGCTTTGCGATACCGTTTCAAAATTCGTGGCGATTTTATCGAGTTGTAGACCAAGTTCATGTTGGCCGGAATTTGCTCGCCGTCAAAGCTCGTGCCCAAATCCATCTGGTACACGTAACCGTTGGTTGAGCCAAAAAATTGAACCGTGCCGCCGGTGGGCCCTTCGCTGTCAATTGCACAATTGATATTATGCTGAAACTGCACTGGCATGCTGCCTAAGACCCGACCGTTTAAGATTGTCATGTAAAGGCCAGATCCGTCCGAAAAGAACACACGGTATTGGCCCTTGTCTCGGTTGACCGTACTGCCAACAGACAGCCCACGGTGCTGCTCGATAAATTTAGGGATGTTCATGGTCAGCGACGCTGGCACAAAGTTACCGAAGTTCAAAGATGTTCCCAAGCTCATAATGCCGCGATCGTCAAGCACATAGGCTTGGTCCATGGTATGCGCGGTGTAAGGGTATGCCCCCGTGCCGGAATTAAATGTCGATAGGCTGAAGTTGGCTGAACTTGTGCCGTACAGCACCGACGTATCACTGCGGGTGTAAACGCCTAAAGCGCCACTTGATTGGTCGCCCGGCAACACCAGCAAATTGGTAACTTCTGCGTTCATCGCGATTTCGCCGGCGCCCAGCAAGGGAGTCCATTGGTAAGGAAAACCAAGAGCTGAAAATTGCACAGAAGCGCCGAAGCTCAAGAACAGGTGCTGTTTGTGAAAGCTAATGTGTGAGGGCGTATCAACCGCCATGCCGGTTCTGATTGGCACATAGGTTGTGCCATCAAACTCAAAAGCCTTGTTTGTGCCGCTCACCCCATACAGTTTGTAATTTGCTGTGCCGCCACCAAAATTTGCAACGGTGGTTTCGTAACGACCGCCAACTGCCAAAGTGATTTGAGTTGCTACAGAAGCCGCCTGCGCGTAAGTAGTAGCACCTATACGCAAATTCTCACCGACCGTAAACGTTCCAGTGGAGCTGGACAAAATCAATTGCCCGGCCGCGTCGCTTGAAGCGTATGTGCCGTCTTCAAGAACCGTACGTGCAACTACGCCTGTGGCCCCGCTGCTTTGACCGGTTAAGGTAACGCCGTCTGGTATCAGCAACACGCCGTTGCTAAACGACATTGTTTTGCCAAGCGTAATGGCAACCCAGCCCGCGCTGGTTGACTTGTGCATTACGGCAGCCGTGCCACCGGCGTTATTACGCCAAGCGTAAGCCGTGCCGTTGTAATAGGCTATGCCAAGAACAGACCCTGATCCGGGCACGGCAGTAATGTCAGCGCGGTAATCGTCGGCTGCGAGATTTTGATATTGTGCGTCAGTCAGGCCATCGGCCGACACGCCTTGCACCGCCGTAATGGTGCCTACGTTTGTAGAACTTACAGATATACCTTCTGTTGCTACAAAAGATCCCGTCTCGCGCGTAATAACTACGTCGTTGCCTGTTCGAGCTATGACCTTGCCTGTGGCAGCTGAAGCCAAACCAACAACGGTGTTACCCACCGCGACAGTTCCGGTCAACGCGCACACAAGAATGTTGTAGACCGCAGCCGATGGGCTAGGGCGACCGTCAAAACGCTCATAGCCAGCAATGCGAGTGTAGCCGCCGGTAATCGAACACTCAAAGTTTGCCGCGCGGCGAACAACGCCCGGGGGCAAAGAAAGCGTGGGAGTTACCTGATCCAAACCGCCACCAAGGCGAATTAGATCGTAGTTAACTTTGGGCGTGGTCAGCTGCATTTATGCGCCTTATGCAAGCGGCGGGCCGCTGACGACTGTTGGCAGTTGGTCGATGTCCAATCGGTTCATCAACCTCTTAAATTCAAATTCACCACGTTGATAGACTTCCGGCGCTGACTCATAGCCACCGTAAAACATCATGGCTCTGTAAACAATCATCATTTGAAAGCGGTCAGGAAACACACTGGGAGGTGCGTCAGTGGCCGCAACAAACTCTGTTGGCTGAACATAGTACTCACCCACAATGACGTAGGGCTGGTCTGGTATTGAGCCAAAGCCCAAGTTCTTATCCGGGTCAACCGTGACGACCACTGGGCGCGCGTACGTTGTGCGCATATTCCCGTACATGTACAGGTTGCGGAACGTCGTGTAGTCCATGTAGTTCATCAACTGCTCGTCTTTGTAGTCTTGTCCTACGGACGACGCGCGCCAACTATCACGTTTCCAATTTCCAAAAGTAGACCCCACACCGGCTTCGGTGGGGGTGTAAATTTGCTGTTGTGTGACCGTGTTGAATTGCACTGGATTACGCATCCACTGCCAGTCTTCCTTGGCCGTTTGCACATCGACCCAAGCACTAT